CCTTAGCAGGGTAATCCACCCCGTTGCAAACACTGAGTTTCTAACACACGTCTCAAAAACAAAATCCTTAAAGGGGGTTAACAGGGTTTATTGTAAGTCAAAATAGGATACAAGGGAGGGTACAAACATTAGTCCGTTCCTTCTGGTCCTATTGGAATGTCCCATTCATCATCCTCAATATTTTCCGAGACCGTTTTAATAGAGATGCAACACCCCCTTGGAATAGCCAGAATGGCGCAAGGGTTTCCATCTTCGTCCAAAGTGCTCCCGATTTTGATGGGGTCGTCCTCATCAACCAGCCAGCCCACGCTTTTGATGGTCGGACAATCAACCTTCTCAGGACCATCCCAAGAGCTGTCTTGAATGATGTCCCGATATTTGACGGTGACTAATTGGTAATTCACCGCTTTTTCTTTTTGCGTTCAAAGCCATTCGGAATCAGATAACCGAGAATGAGCGGTAGCAAATAGGTTGCTCCCAGAAAAATCAGAAGTCCGATGCCGCCGACAGAAATCAATTTTTCAAGTACCGAGAACAATGTGTCAGGAGCTTCAACATTCTGAATCACGGTTTCAGCATTTATCGGTCCACTTTTAATTGGTTTCTCAGCAGTCAGGCTGCTGGCAATGACAGCCGTGGTCCCTGTCGCCACTGCTGGCAGCAACAAAGCTCCACCCGACAGACCACTGGTGACTCCAGCAACGGCTGCACTGGACGCACCTGTTGCCATGCTTTGTTTGAGTTGGGGCAGAGAGCAGCCCTGCATGAATAATGCTAGGACAACAAAACCAAGACAACAATTACGACTCCAATGAGCCAAGGGCGTTCTCGGATTTCGGCTAGAATTTTTTTTACCAATTCCATTTATTTTGATCTCCATAATTATAAATAAAAATTATTTTGAATACGCCACTGGCGTATAGCTTCTTTTCGAGCGAGATAGCGATGCCATCGTTGGGCCACATACCTTTTAATTTTTGTGATCAATCCCCATACCCCCCGTAACCGCCTTTCTGCTGCATCATCGAATTGCCCTGCATCATGTCGAAGATGCTCTCGTGCTGAGACATGATTTCATTCATGGTCTTGCGTTGCGCCACATCTTCATCGCGCAGTTTCGATATCTCTTCCGTCAAGCTGTCAATCCTGAAGCCCAAAACATCCAAACCTGAGATGGCTTTGTCATGCTCTTGAAGCTCTTTGATTGCGGCTTCATTGTTGTGGATGGCAATGCCACATTTCTGAGCCTCGTCTTCGAGCGCAGGAATTGCACTGCCTTGAATCTCGGCTATACGTTCCACTTCGGACGAGAGCTTGCTCAAATAGATGACTCCACCAATGGCCTGTGCCAAAAAGAATAACGCTACTGTGATAACTCTTGAATCGATTTTCATTGGGTCTCCGTCTGCATTGAATCGAGCCGATCCTCGATGCGAATTAGATGTTTCATTATTTGATCGAACTGGCTGTCCGTTCTCGATACGATACGGTCGAGCCTTTGCTCAACTGTGTCGCCCTTGAACTGCAAGATCGCAATCGCTTCGCGCAAGTCATAGACAAAACCAAATCCCGCGACCACAATCGCTACGGTCGTGATGATGTGTCCAATGCTGACACTTTTGTTGAATTGAAGACTCACAATAATGTTTTTTCCTTGCTTGGGGGCTTCAGAATTTCCCAGTTTTTTCCGCTTGCAATGGCACAAACGACATCAATTTCGGCCTCTGTGGTGCGATAAAAAAGGATTGACCACGCCAAGTGGCTTGGATTGACCACTAGGACGGCGTTTCCCAGCCTTAAAGTTTCATCCTGATCCAATTTCATAATTGGAAGCTGCCCTAATTGGGTTGCATGGAACATCAATGCTTCTTCCATTCCCTTATCAAAACACAGCGATGGCAAGCGAACAGTCGAGGGGAATGGTTGCGCTGCACACACAGGCATAAAAAAAGCCGCGACAAGCGCGGCTGCGGTCAGGAGTTTTTTCACGCAGGTTCTGTAGGCCACACCACGGAGTTCACTTCGTCAACGGTTGTGAGTCCAGATGGGAGATTCCGAAGCGCAGTTCGATACGTCTTCCACGCTTCACTCGATGAATCTGACAGAGGCACATCACCAAGAGCCGTCCAATCGGAAGCAGCTAATAGATGATTGCGGTCTATTCGCAAAGATTCAATCGCACGATCAAATGCCCCCAACCTCCACTGTTCTTCTTCAGCATTTAATGCTGCCTCTTCTTCAGCCGTTAAATTAATTACAACCCCATCTACCATTTTAGTTCTTGCCATCTTAATTCACTCCGTAAATTTTAAAAGTTCCACTGCCAATGTCTTGCCCATCGAATTTAAACCGCCAATCGGTAATTGCCCCAGTGGTTTCCCATCGATTCCTAGTCCAATTCTGAATCACGCCATTGTTATGGTCTGATCCGGTAGCCACCGATGTAGAAAGTGAGGATTTCCAAGTGCCTGTTGATGCCGGGTCCATTATTTCCAAAAGAAAGTTAAAGTTATAAAGTCCTCCAGAATCAACGCCATTGGTGTCAGACAAATGCGACAAAGATGTTTGCTCCCAGTTCATCGCACCTGTATTAGCTCCAATAGACGCACTATTGTTAGCATCATTGTTCTTTTGCATGATGAATGTGCTACTCCATTGCGTGTTGAATCCGCTTCCGCATTGATGTTTGAAAGTAGGTTGAGTTCCGGCGGCTGGAATAACACCATAACCAATGATCCAGAAATCGTTGTAGTCAGTTGTGATATAGGTGTTGGTAAAATCGACAGAACTGACTGAAGACGTAACGGTTGTTGTGTTTAAGAGTGTTAATCCACCACCAGTTAATGCGGCGTTTAAACTTGAAAGAGTGCCACTTCCATTTGAATTCCACAAGGTATTGCCCCCTGCGTCTTTCATGGTGTTGGCTTTGATGGCATCCGATTCAATAACAACTGAATCACCGCTTCCGCCTAATGTTAAGGTTGTGGTTGCGCCTTCCGGTTCTAAAGTTGTTGTTCTCAATTTGCTCATCAGTTAATCCCATAAAGTTTAATTTGGCCCGTGATATTTCCTGAACTACTGAGAACCTTTATCGAATCAATGTCAGACGTTGTTTTCAATCTTCCCGCACCAATTGTTCCATACATGGCGGCATTAACCCCTCCGGTCTGGCCCATCGTATGACTCCAAAAATATTTATAAATTGAAGCGGATGAAAGGTTGAAAAACCAAATATCGCCTTGATAAGAATGGTCAGCGTCATCACAACCAACCACAGAAAGATAAGCCGCGCTTGTGCTATCTCCGCACATATAAGAACTTGATCTAACTCCAACAGCGGCGGTTCCGTCTGAGATATACCGATAGGTGTAGCTCAGTACAGTCGTTTTGGTGACCGCGTAGCTTGACCCGTCATCAGTGGAAAAATCCAACTTCAAGCCTCCCCCACCAGTCTCAGGATGCACATTCACCAACTTCAGAATATATATCGGGTAGTCCGTATTAAATCCCGTAGTGCCACTTGCTTTGATTTCTACACTAGCCTGATCATTAAAGTCTTGTGTTGTTATCAACGCCATGTCTCCTGCCATACTTGCGTTGACGGTGAGATTGCCAGAACCATCTGAGGTGATAACGTTGTTTCCACCGGCATCAAAAATCTTATTGGCTTTTAGCGTTGCGCCAGATGGAACCAGAACCGCATCACCTGACGCTCCAAGCGTTAGGTCAACTGCTGATGACGGTGTGACTGAATTAACATTAATTTTGCTCATTATTTATACCCATATATCTTGAATTTTCCGGCAATGATATTTCCGGCGTTATAAGCAAATTTCATTGCATTAATATCGTCAGTGGTGTCTATTGCTCCATTAGTCCATTGCTCTTTCACTGACCCTGAAGCAGGGGCTAAACTAACTCGTGAAGTGAACCCCTTCATATACGTTGTCGATGACGGATTGAAGATTCTTAGCCACCCATAAACAATACCGTTTGTAGTGTCATCGGCCATGCTTTCACCCAAATATTGCATTCCAGTGCCGTTGTACTGAGCGACTGTGTTGTCCTGCCCAAAGCCTCCAGCATAGGTACTTGATCTGTAGATCCTACTCTGTTGACAGGTGATGTTTGTGTTGTAGTTAGAGCCGCCGTCAATTGAACATTGCCACCCCAAATGCGCGTAAGAGTCATCACCGCCCCTGACACCAATAAATCGAACCTCAAGTTCCTTGTAATCGCTTGTGATGCCGCTTGTTATTTCCAGTGATGCATCGTCTGATGCGGTCAGTGTGTTAATTAGGTAGAGAGGGGAACCAAATGAGGAATCAACACCAGACAGTGTTCCGCTTCCGTTTGATGTGAACAGAGCGTTGCCGCCTTTGTCTTGCAAAACATTCGCCCTTAAATCATTTCCGGCAAGAACGGTGTTCTGTCCAGACTCCCCAATGGTCAGTGTCGTGCCTGATGCTGGCTCAATTGTGTCTGCATAAATTTTTGTCATACGATCACCCACTCACTTGGAGAGTTAATTGTTACCGTGACTCCACTATTAACGGTGACTGGCCCAGCACTGACCGCATTCATATTCGATGTGATGGTGAAATTGGAAGTTACGGACTGGCCGTTCTCAAAAAATATCTTATCTGATCCCCCTCCTGTTGGTGCGCTTGCAATTGAAGACCAAGCCATGTCCCCGCGTAAATAGGTTGATGAGGATGGAGTTCCTGTTGCTGCAAGTTTAGGCTCGGTAACGGCATCATTTTTGAGATGTCCCGATTCGACACTGTCCGTTTCAAGGATGTTTGGATCTTTTCCAATATAGGGCATTTTTTACTCCTTAAATTCCAAACGCTGTTTTAATTTCTTCAATCGTCAATCCAAGGTCTTGAAGTTTTGATTTAGCAGAAGCAAGTCGATTACTTTCAAGTAATTCATCGTCAATCTTTTGTTGTTCTAATTGGTTTTTTCTTGCGATGAACTGCGCCCACGTAATGGGGTCATTCGGCACACCAAACACCGCTATACCATCTTCGACCTTGATGACATAACGTATGGCACTCTCGATGTTTTCTTGGGTGATCGTGCCACTGGTGCAGTAATCGCCTTCTGGTCGCAGTGATTGCAAAACTTCAAGTTGGTTCATGCGCTGATCTCCATTGCGACAAGTTGGTAAGTCATCGCATCTTCAAAGTAATACACTGTTGATCCGATTGCTTTGACATATATTGAGTATTCGATTGCAGACGTTGTTGATGGGCTGTCAACGTAGACCAGTGAGTAAGGATTTTTGCCTTGGATTCCCCCTGCGTTGTGCGTTTTCGTGAGCGAGGCATCAATCGCGGCATCAGCCGCGCCGCCTACACTTTTATAAAGTTTGGTTTCCAATCCACGCGAATCTGCCGCAGCATCGTCCCACGAACTGCCCACCATCATTAGTAATATTTTTGAAGAGGTTGCCGCAGGAGTGA